CTACCAAAGTGACGACGAACTACCCGCGTGAGCGGGCGCTGGATTAGCTTCCGCTAACCCAGACTAGTTCTTGAGCTCGGCGATGACCTCGGGAGTAAATCCCTTGGCTTCGACCCCGGAAGGGGATCTCGTCACCGTAGCCCGTGAGACGGCAAGCTAGCCGTATATGTTCTGGCCAGTACTTCCAACCAAGGAGTATAGGCTCAGTCCATTTTACGGTTTTAACCCACTTGATCCCGCCTTTCCATCTCCATTGTTCCTGCAGGCCATGGAGGACAGTATCGCCGAGGCGATGCGACCCACCAATTGATCTGAGGAAGTTTGGAAGTAGATGTTTGCGGATCCGATCGAGAAACCAAGGAGTGTATACCCCACAGATCTCAAGACAGGTTTTCGCCCCGTTGTGGAGCGTGTAGATCGCCTGGGTGCCATGGCATAGGTCCTGTTTCAAATAGAAACCCCTCACGGGGTGTCCAAGGTAAAAGTCCCCACCACAAGACTCTCGAAAGGGTCCTGTGAGAAAGGTCTTCTCTTTGTTAACTTTGAAACCAACCCACGCCAAGGCCGCGACTATCGACTCTGCGACCTCGGTTTTGACAATTATGTCATCTCCGAAAACGTAGAAATCGTGTCCGAGCACCGCACTATGCCCGGTTAACTCCAGGTATGATGCGATGAGGCATGCGAAAACGCATGTCTCGAGCTCAAACGTATAGCCGTTCCCCATGCTGCTGAATTTCTCCAGCAGATGCCAACCCCCTCGAAAGAACGTATGAGTGGATCTAAGATCCTTCATACGCTCCAGCCAAGGGGTGTCGTGTAGCAGAACCTCGACCAGGTTCTTACACAGGGAATCGCTTGCGTTGGACAGATCAATGGTGGCCAAAGAACCATCAATGGAAGCAAGCCTGGCCATTTCGATATGGATAGGCTTAGCAACATTGAGATTCCAGCCAACCCGCCGGGTAAGTGCTGAACGGATGGCACTACCGATGGCTTTCTGGAAATACAAATTCAGAGAGCACTCGATAGCAATTCCCCGGTCAGTTTTAGCCGTTTTCGGCACAGATGTGAATCTATTGCCGCGGGACACACTGATACAGTCTAAAGGAGAGACCGATTTTCGTTCAGCCCTTTTAACTAGGGCTTCACTCCAACCAGTGCCGGCGATGTTCATTAGATAGAACACCGCGCCTTTAGTCGTCGTTAACACATCGTCATACTTATCCGCAGCTGTTGGATTAGCAACAGAACTCGAGAAGGTCGTGCCAGGCCCATGCTGAGCGAGTTCTACGATCGTTTTCCGAGGACGATAACCAAGTTTTAAGGCTTGGGCTCGTTCCTCGGGGTCGTAGACATCCTCTGGACATGGTCCCAGCCAATTTAAGAGAATCTTCCTAGCCCTGCGAAGGAATTTCGCAGGCGCACTATCCATTTCTGGATGTACGATAAAGGGAGATAACCTTTCATTGGCCTGGTAACACGACGCCTCCCCGTCGCGCCAGCTCTGCTCACAAGCGTCGAGTCTGTCCTGGGAAGAAAACCCGCTCACGCAGGGGTTCTTTTTCAGGAAACAGACAGCGGCGTTTGCCTTAGCATAACTGAACTCGTCGGGAAAGTGAACAGGCTCCACCGAAAAGGTAAGAACCTCAGCCCACTGACCCGCACGCCCCAAAAGGGTTAGTGCGAGACTAGTGGGACAGTCGAGTTGCTCCCAATACTGGAAAGCAGTATCTTCCAAAATGGAAAGAGACATGTGTGACTCCGGAAGAGAATTGGTGACTCGGAAGCTCGATTAAGAGCTAGCCGCGTAACCCGTTTCGGTAATCTGCTTGATCAACGTCTGATTGACGAGGTTCAAGAACTGACGTGCCGATTCGCTCTGCTCGCTGCCAGGAATGGCATTGGGCTGAGTCATCTCTAAACGCGCGAAGAACTGATCCTTGGCTTCGTATTTCGAAGTCACGGTGTTCTGCGTGGAATACGGACGGGTGTACGTAACCACAATGCGACGAGCCGTGCGCTGACTGTTGTCAGCGGTTTTCACGTTCAACATCGCACGGTGGCCAACGGGCATCCCCGCCGCCGCGCCGGTGTCTTGTCGCCAAACATCTTCTGAACCGTCGCCCCGAAGGGCATCGTAGACGATGTTCGTGGTCTCATCCGCCTTTTTGACGGTGAGAGAGGCCAGGGTAGGCATAGGTTGGACTTTCTAATCCCATTACAGGATCGGGTTTAACGCCCGAGCACACTCAGCACCAAAGCAATAGCTTGTAAGCCACGCTCAACGCTGAAGCCTCGGAATGGCTTCACTTGGAGGATAGGGCCGGGAAGCCCCATCTCTCTATTGCACGTCACGTCTTCTTTGTCCTTGGACGTAGTGAACCCTTCGTTAGTGCCAACCGAATAGCTGGCATTTTGGCGATAGAAGTACACATATTGTCCGCGGGTGAACTCCGTGTAGTGGAGGTCGTGAAGTTCGACCCCATAAAAGTCAGTCAAAGAACTGACCACTTGTTCCACGTTGACGAACCAATCAACGACAAAGGAGAAAGGGATAAGCTTCCATGGCAAAGCGAGGTCGACGAGACCAAGCTGGTTCGCCAGGAAAGCGTTGGGGTTTACAACTCTGACAATCGTACGGCAAGTGATACCTCCCTGAACCTGAACGTCTTCTTTCGAAATCGTCCAAGCACTAGAGTTACCGGTCCTACTGTACGAACTTCGGTTGGCAGAGAAGCTGGATGACCCCTTGAGGGCCGTCTCGTCAGGGGGTCCTTTCGTGAGCGTTTCCATACCTGTCTGGATATCGGAAATTAAGGGTTTCCACCCGTATTCCCATTCCAGAAAGTTCTGAGAGACA